TTTGCCGTTCAAACCGCTATACAGCTGCTCGGTAACGGACATGGTGATGATGTCCCGCTTCTCGTCGAGACATTCCAAGATGCTGTCACCTATGCCGGTGCTGATTGCATCTATAACTCCTACAAGTCTGTCGAAATCCATACCTTGATTGATGAGGCTCGGAACACCCAGACTTCTCCGAGCATTCCGAGCTGTTATTTACTTATGGCCACTCTCCTAAAGGCTCGCCTGTGTCACCGCCACCTTCCTTGTTGTCGGGCTTGAAAGCAGGGTTCACATCGCTTATCTCGCCTGTCATAGCGTCAACGAATATCACGTCGTACACGTCACCTATGACCCATTGGGCATTGCACGCCACTGGTCCTACGGGAAGTCGCAACGACATACATTCTGCTACAGGTATTACTCCGTTCCACTCTTTGAGCCTATTCAGCACGTCCTCTGCACTTAGCTTAATCTGCGCCTCGTTCATGCTTGCGTCCTCTATCCATACGTCAGGAATGGCAGGGGGGATAATGGTACCATTAAATACGTTGCTGCTGATGAACTGCACCTTTGGCCCGTTGTCCAAGTATTGGAATACGTCCGTCACATCAACGACAGTAAGGTCGTCAAGGTTGGCCGAGCAGATGGGATTGTCAAACAGCACCTTTGAATTGCGCCACTGGTATTCCTGACCCACCTGTGCATACATCATTTGGCGATGCAAAGCCTGAATGTTGCTGACACCTGCCGTAAAGTCCTGCAGTACGCCATCGTAGTCAGCCTGAGCCGTCTTCTCTTGCTTACTGCAACTGTTGCAGGAACTCAATCCTGCAGTCATGCCCAACAGCACCGCTGTCAGCATAATGAAAATAAACTTTTTCATTCTTGTTTTGGTTTTAGTTGGAAAATAAAGGGCTGGGCTTTTGTCTTGCCCAGCCCCCTCTGTAGTAACTGATTACTTCTTCGCTTTCTTGCCCTCTGGCTTAGCCGTGATTGCGTCGTAAGCGTCGGACAGAAGCTTCTCTCGGTCACTCGACTTCTTGTCTTTCCAGAACTCGTTCTTGTGAGCCTCGATGAACTCATCCTTGCTCATCTGCCTTACTGCAGGCTCGATGAATGTCACGCCTTCGATAATCATAGCAAGTCACACTTTAAGTGGTTGCACGACGAATGGTCTGAACGAACTCGAGACCAGTCACGTCGCTGGCATAAAGGATAGAAGGCTTCTTCATCTTGGGCGTAGAGCCGGAAGCGGCAGTGATGTGGATAACGCCATCTGCGAAGCTTGCAGCGGTAATGCCGCTCATCACCTGAGTAGCGCCTGTAGCGATGATGCTGCCATAAGTGTTGGTGATGTCGTTGCCTCCGTGATGCTCGACAACAACGAAGTCTCCTGAAGTTGAAGTCTCAACGAGGTCAACAGGAGTCAGGCCGTTCAACTCTTCAATCGGATTGAAGTCCAACTGAACGTAGTCGAGGTTCTCGATCGCCTTGCGTGCGTCCTCCAGGCAGAGTGATACTGTCATTGAAGCCTTAGCGCTTGACGTGGGGTGAGGAACAACGGTGCAGTAGATGGTGCTCATGGGAATACCACCCAATGCGTCTGCTCCGGTGTTCACACCGATAAGCAGGTTGTTCTCGTCCAGATAGTAGGCGTCGAACTTCTTGTTCATGTTCTTAGTGATGCTTGCTGCCAAGCTGTCATAGAACTTGTCGAGAGTGAAGGTGTCAGTCTGAGGGCTGATACCAGTCACGCCGTTGCCGCCGTAGCCAGTAGCACTCACCTGAGGCTCGCCACCGCTCTTCGCATACTCGACACAAGTCTTGATGGGATAGATGCGGTCGGGAACGTCAGCGTGGCACATCTGCTCGAACGTGCCAGGCGTAAATGTTGTGCCCAGAGTCTTGCCATGCTCGACAAGAATGATTGCCTTGATATGACCGAAGTCCACAGGACAAGCACTCACACCGGTTTCGAGGGTTACACCCTCACAGTTGCGAATGTTTCTCATCTTCTTTTACAGATTAGATAGTTTACTTTTATTTCTAAGTCGCTGATATTTATGGCATCGATAGGCTCACTCACTGCATCGCCGGACGCAGTGTAAGCCCCGTATTTACCATATGAGTAGTTCTCGGAATAGACATGTGGCCTGCTGCCGTCATACGGCTTTGCAATCTCAGTTGAGGCGTTCAGTGCAGCCATGAAAGCGTCATAGATGGGACGAAGGATATTCTCGAAAGAATACTCCTTGCGCTCCTCATTGTTCCAATCAGTACGGCTGCTGCATGCGATGATGAGCGAAACCTTAGCCTCGGAAGCATAGTCCGCAAGTCCTCTCTTCTCCTTGACTGGAGTGAAGAGGGCAATGAGCGGAAGCTTCTCGACGTTAGTCACCTTGCTGTATTCGTCAAGCTGGTCCTTTATGTACTGGGCGTCACCGAACATATAGGTTATCTCCGGCTTCACCTCGTGTACTTCGTTTCCGTAGGAAGATTGCATTGAGACTGTTACATTTTCGGACAGGTTCCCGACAATGTCAGCAAGTATGTCTATGATGTTTCGCTGCAGCATGCCTCTTAGAGATTGAATTGGTTAATGTACGTCAGCAGGTTCTTATCAACGACAACACCCTCCACATTGAGTGCATCGGCATCGCCTACAAAGCACCTCATCTCGTCAACCATGTGGTTCCATATCTGCACACCTTTGTCAAGAGGGCTGACGTAGGAATTGGCACATTTGAGCTGTACGAGACCGGTTATAGTAGGCTGAGAGTTCATGTCGCGGAGCATGTAGAAGAACACAAAGTCTGCGAACGGCTCCTTGAGGGAGGCGATAAGCGCTTCCATCGTTGCGTCCGGCTCATCATGATTGTTACGAGAATACTCGTCAATCTGGCTGGCCAATGGCATGCCAACCGCTTGTTTGAGGAAATCGGACTGCAACCGTTCTATGTAACCATTGATGCGTCCTGCGACTGCAATATGGTTCGCATTCTTCTGAGTCTCTACGGCGTTCTCAATCTGTCGAGCACCGCTTGTGAAAGATGTTACGTCGATAATCATGTCTTACTTCTTTGAACTGTTATTACCTTTGGTGTCGAGAACCTCTTCAACGTCCTTTGTGTCCTCGATGAGTACTTCGGTCGTATCGAAGCCCTCGACATCTTTGGTATCTACTAACTCGACGTTCTTAACGTCAAGCATTTCGGGAGTCTTACTCACCCTCACCAGGCGTCTCTGTGTTGTCGCCACCGTTGCCGTCGCCACCTTCACCGCTGCCTTGTCCGGCAAGCTGTGCGGTGAGTGCTTCAACCTGTGCAGCCAAAGCTTCGACTTGTCCCTGCAGGGTTTCGAACTGCTCAACGGTCACGTTCTCCACGTTGTCGTCAGCAGGGGTGATAGTCACCTTACCCTTGCGGACACGGACACGGTTTTCCTGCTTGATGTGGTCAACAGTGCGGTCGTCTCCCTTGACAAGAACTTTCTTAGTCATGGCTCTACACGTTTAGGACTTGGTGATAGCGGTGATGAGGCTTGCGATGTTGCCGTAAGCGAAAGCCCAAGGCATGTAGATCGGGAAGATTACCTCTTCCTGTGCGATGAGCACGACTTGGTTCTTCAGCTTCGTGGTAACGTCGTCAGCCCATTCGAGACTCAGAGAGGTGTAATCCACGAGGTTTGCACCGTTCACGAAGTCACCGAGCAGGTAGTCACCAGCAGGAATGTTGGTGCTCTCGATAACGGGCTTGCCTGCGATGTAGTTCACACCGTTGCGGTTCTCGACAAGACCGAGATTGCGACCGAGAGAGTCCTTCTCACTGGCAATGCTGTTGACAGTGATTGGGTTGAGCACGATGCAGTTAGCAGCGAACTGAGCATAGCTCATCACTGCAAACGCAGTCTTGATGGCGTCACCGCTGTTGGGCAGGTCAACACTCTTGAAGGCACCATGCTTAACGGTGTAAGTCATGGAAGCCTTGCCAGTCTCGGTGCCGGTGTAAGCAGCGCCAGAGATGAGCAGCTTCTTGTCGGTCAGCTTCTTCACGGGGAAGGTGCTGTTGAGGCTGGTGTTAACTACAGCGTTGGCGAAGGTAATCGTCATGCCGTCGATAATCTTGTCGTCGGGGTTCTTCAGCTCGACAACGCAGTCTGCACCGCCGTTGTAGCTGCTTACGCTCTCGATGCAACCAGCAGCACCGGTAGAGATAGAAGTACCGATGAAGCCTTCTACAGAGCCTACGCCAGTCGTGCCGACGATACCCTGCAGGTTCTCTCCGTTGCCGTCACCGAAGAGGATCTGGAAGTCCTCTGCCATGAGAACAGCTTCGGGAAGCATGTTCAGGATGAACGAGCGGAGGTAAACGCGGCTCTTGAGCATGCGCTTCGAGATCTTGATGTGAGTACCGACACGCTTGGTAGCAGCGGTAACCTCCTTCACCTTGAACGAAGACTCAGGCAGACTGCCGTTCTCGCTGACGAATGCAGCGTTGCGGTCGAAGTCGTACACCTGTGCGAACGCCAGCTGAGGATACTCAGGATCGCCCTGGAGCACAGCCACCACGTTACGCATGTGGAGCTTCTTGTTGTTGACTGCGGAAACGACCTTCTCAGTCTGCTGAGTGATGAGGTTGTCACCGCTGTAGTTAACAGCCA